TGTGGCTCCGACCGGCATCGATCCGGTGACCTTTCGATTTTCAGTTGAAAGGTGATGGGCGTTTCTACTTGCAATAGGTAGATTCCTACCGTTATGGTGTCTATATACGCCCGATGAGCCACATTGGGCGCACCGAGTCGGATACACCGCTCGGATACACCAAATAGTGAAGGCCCCGAGCGGTAACTCGGAGCCTTCGCGTCGGACCAGTTAGGAGCTGGAGCGACAGATGAAGCCTATCCGTCACACCCGCAGAAGACCCACCCACACCGGCGTATTGAGCGACGGCCGGTGGTCGGCGCATGACAGAAGAGGTGTACGGGCGACGGAGCCCGCCCGAGTTACGGAGGTGGTTCCGATCAGCAGAAGACTTCGCGGGGCAACGAGCCCCGCCCTACGAAAGGCGGCGCAATGTCTCTGCGCGCTTTGACGGACGACGAACTGCAGGAGGACATCGCCTCGATGGAGGAAGCCATCAGGATGATCCGCGCCGAGTTGCGTCGTCGTGACAGTGAATCCTCGGATTCCGGGACGGGGGTGGATCGTGGCTGAGGGGCAGTACATCGTCGCGGTCTTCCTCGACGGGACTCTCAACGTTGACGCATGCGGTCCGTACCGCTCGCTAGGTCGGGCAAAGGAGGCGGCACGCCGGATCAACGATGCGGGAGAGTGGACGATCGATGCGGATAACGCGACGATCATCGCACAGGTCGTCCCGCTGAGTTCCATCGCCGACTTGGCCGAGCGGGCGGCGACAGACTGGGCGGAACTCGAGCCGGTCGATTCCGGGTCGGTGGGATCGTGAGCGCGCTCGAGACGTGGCTCGCCAACCGCGCCCACACCGCGCGCTGCTCGACGCTCTCGAGCGGAGCGTTCGTGCACGGGGCCTTCTGTGACTGCGGCTGTCATCTCGAGGCCGAGCCGACGCACTGGATCGGAGACGCGCCGACGAGCTTGCACAGCAACGGCGGTGCATCGTTCGCACGAACGACCCGCGACACGTCGGAAGTCACGTGCGTTCTGTGTCGCACGCTGCTCGCCCGTGATTCGCACGATTCCGGGGAGGGTCATGGCACGCGGGAAGGGTGAGAACTCGTGAGGAAGCAAGGCGAGGGCGCGTTTTTCCGCGTCCCCGCCGACCGCTCCCTCCCACTCAAGTACTGGCAAGCATCCATCGAACTCCCATCAACCGATGGGAGCCGGCGCCGGAAAGTGCTGCGATCAAAGGATCAACGCGAGCTGGTCAAGAAGGTTGAGAAGGCAAAACGGGACTTCCTCGTCCGTGGCGACCTCCACACCGGAGACATGACCGTCGCCCAATGGTTCACGTACTGGTTCAACGAGGTCGTGAAGAAGACGGGACGACCCGCCACCATACGCGGATACCGGTCCGTCATCTTCGGGCACGTCATCCCCACCATCGGGACGGTGAAGCTCGAGAAACTCACGCCGAACCACATCCGTAAGGTGGAGGACAAGATGATCGCTGGTGGGGCGGCGTCCACGTACGCGCTAAACGCCCACCGGATCATGTCCCGCGGCCTCGAGATCGCGCTTCGGGAGGGGCGTGTAGGGCGGAACGTGGCGAAGCTGATGGACGCCCCACGGAAGTCGAAGAACGAGCAGGAAGCGTTCGAGGTAGACGAAGCCATCCAAGTCCTCGCACACATCTCCCACGACCCCGTCATGGGCGCACGGTGGGCGACAGGGCTCCTCACCGGTGCTCGACGCGGCGAAGTCATCGGCCTCGAACATGACCGGGTGGGCGACGACCTCGACCTCTCCTGGCAGTTGCAGCGCATCACCTGGGCTCACGGATGCGGCGACCCGATCGGACGGACCGACGACGGGAAAGACATCTACCGGTGCGGTCGGAAACGCGGCACCGACTGCCCAGATCAGAAGCTCGACATCCCCGTCGACTATGACTACCGCAACATCACCGGTGGCCTGTACTGGACGCGGCCTAAGTCGAACGCTGGTTGGCGGATTCTCCCGCTGGTGGATCCGCTGCGGTCGATCATCGAGTTCCACATCGCATCACGGCCGGCGAACCCGTGGGGGTTGGTGTTCACCCGTGAGGACAACCGCCCGATCGACCCAGACCAGGACACGCGCCGGTGGAAGACCGTCCTCGAAGAAACCGGCATCGATAAGGATGTGGTCCTCCACGGGCTCCGCCACACAGCGGTCGATCTGCTGTACGAAGCGAAGGTGCCTGAGGATCTGATCCCGATGATCGTCGGCCACTCCGACCGGGCCATGTCACGGTCGTACAAGACTCGTTCCGCGATGCACCGGAAACGGATCCGGGAAGCGCTCGAGCAGATGTCTGCGCTGGTCAGCTCGCCAGGCGGTGCACATTCAGGAACACCCTTAGCAATCGAGTCGAAACCCCCAACTCCATAGCGAGACGATGAGCGTCCGGGCACCACTTCATGGTCGCCACGCACTCGTCGTAGTCGATCATCCACTCGGCTGCCGCACGATCCGCCAACACTTCATGTTTGGGGCGGTCGTCGCGGTGGCCGAGTTTTGCGTGGGCGAGTTCATGGGCCAGTGTGGATCGGTCGTGCACGGCTCGCATGCCTGAGCGGATGACGATCAGGTTGTGGTCTGGTAGCCAGAACCCGTTCGCGGTTCTGATGGGCCGGTGTATGACCTCAATGCGGTGTTCTTCTGCATCTGCGTACGGGTCATATTCGCCCACCGTTTCTCCCCTACTGGTACTGCTCGTCCTGCTCGCTCTCCGGGTCGTTCGGGTGAGCGGCCAAAGCGACGTCGCCTTGGCGGAGGTTGTCGAGCTCGCCCGCGTCCATCTCGCGCGGGTCATCCGTCTTGTCGTTAGTAGAAGATGTAGTCGACCCCGCCGACATTCCGGCCCGGCGGAGCAGTTCCTCGTATCGGGACATTGCGCGGTCGACGAAGTCTTTCGGGGCGATGTGCACTGCTTCGGCGATCTGCACGATCTGCAGCACGGAGATCTTGTGCTGCGCTTTCTCGATGTTCTTGAACGTCTCGTAGTTCACGCCTGAGGCGGTCGCGAGTTCCCTCTGCGTCATGCCCTCGGTGTTGCGTGCGCCCTTGATGATGTCAGCCATCGCACGGTTCAGTAAGTCCTTCTCTGCCTCTTCCACGAGGCAACTATATCCACCCCGAATGCAGAAATATGCGCCCGATGTGCCTCAATGGGCTTGCAAGGGTAACTTTTTACCCCTAAAGTGTAACTATGCACCCCAGAAGAACCGCCGAGACGATCGCAGCGAACCTCGCTGACGCGATCATCTCCGCCGGCGCCTCTCTCGAGAGCGTCGCACTAGCCGCCGACACGACCACCTCGGACATGTCCGCACGCGTCACCCCTGACGCGCCGGACTACCCGTTCGAGGACCTGGTCGCTGTCGGCGGCTTTCTTCATGTCCACCCATCCACCTTCTACGAAGGAGTCAACGAATGACGGTTTCGCAGAGACCGCCCGGCGAGAAGCCGGCCCTCGCCTACAGCGTCGCCGAACTCGCGAGTTCCGCAGGCATCAGCGAGTCCAAGGTTCGCGACGAGATCCGCGGCAAGCGACTGTTCGCGATCATCCTCGGCGGAAAGCAGGTCATCACCCCGGAGGAAGCCCAGCGGTGGCGGGATTCCGCACCGGTGCACGACCCGGACGCCTGAGTTTCGCCCGAAGCTGCTCAGTCCCCACAACGAAGAAACGCCCCCGGTGGCAAGACCGGAGGCGAGTCAAAGAAAGGCAGAGATAGTGCCCAACACAGAGATTCTACCGTTCACCTTCGAGGAGGTGACAGTAAGGGTCGAGGTAGTGAACGACGAGCCGTGGTTCGTCGTAGCAGACCTCGCCCGGATCCTCGGATACCGCGACGCGGCGAACGCATCCCGGCTCCTCAAGGACGGACAGAAGGGGTACTCCGAAGTGAGTACCCCTAGCGGCCCCCAGACAATGCTGGTCGCCAACGAGAAGGGCCTCTACCGGCTCTTGCTCCGCAGCAACGCCGCCAACGCCGAGAAGGTCCAGGACTGGGTCACTGACACTGTCCTCCCCGAGATCAGGAGAACCGGCGGCTACAACGCGAGAACCGAGCTGGACGCGACTACGCCTGAGGGTGCCGCGCTCGTCCTGCAGGCTGCGTTGACGTTCCAGGCTCAGGTCCACGAGTTGACGGCGAGGGTTGCTGATGACGCCCCGAAGGTGGAGGCGTTCAACCGGTTCCTGAACTCGTCGTCTCTGATCAAGATCGAGGTTGCCGCCCGGCGTGCAGGGGTCGGCCGCACTACTGCGTTCCGGCTTCTTCGGGATGCGCACATCATCCAGCGGTGGAACACGTCACCGATGCAGCATCACGCGCACCGGTTCGAGGAGGTTCCCTCGACTCACAAGAACAGCGCCGGCGACATCGTCACGGACTACACGACGAAGGTGAAGCCTGAGCACTTCGAGTGGCTGGTGGACACGCTCTCTCGTCTCGCCAGCACGGAGAGGAGTGCGTCATGAGCACCTTCCTGTACCGCGCGCTCGCGCTCGATTCTGCGGATGACCCTTTCACTGGCGATCCGATTCTCTGGCCGGGCGCCACCATTGGCCGGGCTACTGGATACCTCTCGCGGTCCTCGGCTGTCGAGGCGGGAGAGAGTTCGGGCGTCGAGTACGTCATCGTCAAGTCCCTCCCTGTCGTGTTCCCTGTCCCGCTGGTCGTGGAACAGGCGCGGCGAATCGACGAACTCGAGGACCATCTCGCCCATGTGACGGACATCAACGGTGAGGCGGTGGCGTCATGACCGCGCCGATCGTTTCCACCCATGGCCGTGAACTGATCGCCAAGCCGAAGCGCGAGTGTCGTGAGTTCGCTTGGAACCACGCTGACACGACGAAGGTCGTGGGGCAGATCGTTGACGGTCAGTTGTGGGAGCGCCTCGCTGAGCAGGAGGTCGTCCCTACCGCTCGTCTCGGTGCGGCACTGATTCGTGCTGACGTCCGTGTGGCGGTGTCCTCGTGATCGGCCGGTGGATGTGCCGGATCGGTCGTCACCGTTGGGACTACTCGGTGCAGTACTCGTTCGTGTTCGGCGGGTATCGCTTCGAGCAGTGTTCGCGGTGCGGTGTCGAAAGGCAGGTGCCGTGATGCGCACGTTCAGGTTTTTCGCTGCGGGTGCTGTGACGGCGACGGGTGTGGTGTTCGTGGCTGTGACGGTCTGGTTGCACCTGATCGAGAGGAAGGCATTCCGATGATGTCTCTCCTGATGGGCCTTGCACTCGGCCTTGCACTCGGACTCGCTACAGGTGCTGTGTTCATCGCCCTGCGTAGGAGGTCGCGATGAGTAAGCACGCCCAGATCGTTCTGCCGTTGTTTCCGCGGTCCACGTTCATTCCCCCGGTCGACACGGTCGACTACGAAGTAGAGGAGCAGTGCTCATGAGCAAGTTCGAACACGACGAGCTTGAGCGGCGACTGAAAGAGGCCCTCGCGGTCGCACTCGTTGATGTGGCCTATGACGACGAACTCGACGTGGACGTCGATGGTCCCTTCGCGATCCTCACGCAGTACTCGCTCGACACCAATGAGCCGGTCGCGAAGTTCGAGGTCCGTTTCGATATCCGCGAGGTGTCCCGATGAACGCCGCAGAAACCATCGCAGCAGCGATCGACAAGCTCGAAGCTCTTAGGGCGGAGAGCGATGCGCCGAAGATGGCAGACGGCATCTCCGCCCGCGCATACCGGGGGCTGGAACTGGCTGTCACCCTGCATCGCACCATCGACGCCCAACTGCGGATCCTGAACGGCGCACGCGGCGGAGCGAAGGACCTCGACGAAGGAACCACGCCGGACGAGCCCGCCTCAACCGTCGACGCGATTCACCTCGCTGAGGCGATTCTCGGGGAGTCGTGATGAGACACGACTACACACCTGAGAACCCAGGCGCTGGACGGGTGGCCGTGATCGCGGTCGGTGCCACCGCCGGGGTGCTCGTCCTCGCCGCCGCCTGGGTCGTCTGCACTGTGGTGAAGGCGGTGTGGGGATGAACGCCTACAAGCCCGGACGACCCGACTGGACACCCATCACCGTGTTCCTCGGCGGTGTCCTCCTCGCCGCCATCGCGCTCTCGCTGATCATCCTCCACATGTGCGGGGTGACCTGGAAATGAAGACCTTCCTGATCGTCACGTTCCTGACCGCTGTGGTGGTTGCTTTCGCCGGCGCCGCCGCCAACCTGACCATCCTCTACAACCTCGGCGCTGTGATCGCCGTCCTCACCCTGCTGGCGGCTTATGGGGTCGACCAGCTCAACACATACCTCGAAGGAGAAGAGAAATGACCAAGTACCGCGTGTACCTCGTCGCCGTGGCGAGTGTCGTCCGGGAAGTCGAAGCCGAGGACGGTGATGAAGCCGTTGCTGCTGCCCTCGACACCAATCTGCCCCGCACGAACCCGTTCGACGGCTACGACCTCGGCGACTGGATGACGGCCAGCGAGCTCGACCGCACCAACAAGCCCGAAGACGACTACGAGGAGATCCGCTGATGACCAAGTTGAAGACGAACCTGGATCGTGTTCGTGCCGCGAAGGAGCAGGTAGAGACCGCTCTCGCCGGCATCCCAGCCAACTCGACCGTGCACCCCTACGTGGACGCTCAGCGGGCTGTGCTCAACGCGGACCTGAACGACAGGAGAACCGGCATCACCCGGGAAACCGAAACCACCCCGGGCCTCACGTTGGCACTCGACGTCCTGAGCGGGGGTCGCTGACATGGGTGACATCGGAAAGCCAGTTCGTCACATCGAGCTCGAACCGCTCGAAGAACCCATCGACGTTCCCAGCACCATCCCGGCCCCACAGGAGGTGCCCGCATGAGCGCCAACGAGTTCGCTGGGCTGGAATTCGCAATCGGCACAGTTCGCGGCTTCCGCTCCTGGAACGTGACCGTTGATGGAAGGCTTCAGGCCCTCCACCAGACGGGCATTTGGACTCCCGGGGAGAACGTCGCCGAGTGCCTCGGGAGCCCGTCAAAGGACGTCATTCCCCCTATCGAAGGTGAGGACTGGAAAGAGCGTCAGGCGAAGGTCGACGAGTGGCGCAGCAACCACGAGATGGTCGAATGCCAGCACGGGTTCTACGCCTACTTCTCCTCCGCCCACATTCAGGCCGGGTACAGGCCCGCCGTTCACGGGGTCATCGAGGGGTACGGAGAAGTCCTGATCGGCACCAAGGGATTCCGGGCCGCTAAGTCGCGGATTCTAGCGATCAGCGTCGAACCATTCGAGGGGATCTGGAACCTCGATTCGTTCGTCACCGACAAGATCAGGCGCAACTACCCGGGCGTGCCGATCTTCGAGTCGAACTTCGCCATGCAGTCAGATTTCCCCGTCGTGAACGGGCTCATCGACGAGGGGGTGACCTCATGACTGACCCGACCCGTGTGATCGCGGACATCCTCTACGGTCCCGAGTTCTCAAACCGTGACCTCCCCACACGCACACCCACCCCGACCGCACCCGTCCTCCCCGTGTTCCACACACAAGCACCCGCACACGACGACGACCTCGCAGCAGCAGGTGACGAACTCCGCGACCAGGACGACTACCGACCCACACCCGAGGAGCTGTGCTGATGCCGAAATTCAAAGACGGAGCGGTCGTCGAGTGCACCAAGGGAGACACGCTCATCCGCGGGCGGCTCAATACAAAGGAATGGCCCGGACAGACATGCCAGTACGTCGGTGATTGCGGCGACGTCTACCGCTACATCCGGGATGGATGGACCGTCACTGTCGTTGAAGAGGCCCCAGAACCGCAGCCTGTCTACGCGCCGGGCGTCTACCTGCCCTACCTCTACTCCTGGGCGACCGAGGAGACACCCAACGTGTGGCTACTTCGGGGCTCGACATGGTACGAGCTCCCGAATGGGGACGGCTACACGACGCGGGTGCTCGAAGCGTCTCGGGTTGAGGCGTGCGCTGCAACGATGGTTCGCCTTGAGGCTCCGTCCATCATCGCCCGCCGCGTGCTCGAACGGCTTGCGGTCCGCTACGGCGAGGACTACATCCACAACACCGAGTCCGGGTGGAACGACGTGGCCCGAGAGTTCGGAGTCGAAGGATGACCACCAGATTCGGTTCTCTCTCTGACCCTCTCGAAACCAACCCGTACGACCTCGACGACTACGACACCTGGGACTTCGACAACGACACGGAGGACCACGAATGAGCGACACGCTCGAAGGAATCGTGGCCGACCTGCCCGACAGCGTTTATCACGCCCACCCTGCCCTGTCGTCGACCGGCGCCCGCCGGCTCCTCGACTCCCCGGCGAAGTACCGGTACCAGCTCGATCACCCGGAACCGCACAAGGAATCGTTCAGCCTCGGGACCGCCGTACACACCAAAGTGCTCGGCGTCGGAGCGAACGTCATCACCTACCCCGAAGAACACCTCACCCCATCAGGTGCGGTGTCCACCAAGGCCGCAACGGTCGTATGGGCGGAGGAGAAACGAGCGGAGGGGTTCGTGATCATCGGGACCGCGCAAGCCGCTCAGGTCGACGGAATGGCTGAAGCCGTTCTCGCCAATCCGGAAGCGCGCCAGGTGCTCGAGACGATCGGCGGCCGTGAGGTCAGCCTGTTCACCGAGATCGATGGTGTCCCGATGCGTGCCCGCTTCGACATCTACGAAGGCACCCGCGCCGGCGACCTGAAATCAGCCCGAGACGCATCACCCAAGGGCTTCAACACCGCTGTCGGCAGGTACGGCTACCACATCCAGGACCGCTGGTACTCGGAAGCCCACACCGCCGTCACCGGAACCGAACTCGAGTCCTTCAAGTTCATCGTCGTGGAGTCCACAGCCCCATACCTCGTCGGCGTCTACGACCTCGACTTCATGTGGGAAGACCTCGCCAAAGAACGAACCGCCAAAGCACGCGACCTCTACCGGCGCTGCACCGAAACGAACACATGGCCCGGCTACCAGACGGCAACTCTGACCCCGCCGACCTGGGCCGTGTACGACAACGAAGAAGAGGAGATCCAGCTATGACGACGCACTACGTCGACAAGAAGCACCCCCTGCTTGGGTCCTACCACGAAGCTGCCGCCTGGCGTGACGCTGCAGATGACTGGGAGTCGAACGGGGACTCGAACAACCGGCGACTGACCGGAAACATGCGCGCGACCGCCACCCGGCTCGAGCGGGAGATTTGACCGTGGACATCTCGGACACCCTGGCGCCCAAGAGCGACCAAATGGACTACGAAGACATGCTCACCGGGCCGAAAACACTCACCATCACCAACGTTCGGAAGGGCCCATCTGCGGAACAGCCCATCCAGATCGACTTCGAAGAGTTCGACCGGCCGTGGCGGCCCGCCAAGACTGTCCGACGCGTTCTGGTCGCCTGCTGGGGGCCTGACGGCAGCGCCTACATCGGCAGACAGGTGACCCTATACGGAGATCCCACCGTGACATGGGCAGGCGAAGCGATCGGCGGAATCCGCCTCTCTCACGCCTCCCACATCGCAGAGCCTGTGACGGTGACCCTGACCGTCCGGCGTGGGAAGCGCGCACCATTCGTGGTCCAGCCGCTCACCACGACACCTGTGAAGGACACGTCTGGTCGTGACTGGTTGACCGAGCTCGCAGCCGCGGACGGAAACTCGGACGCGATCGAAGCCCTCGGTGTAGCTGCGAAGAACGCCAACGCCCTCCCGGCCGTGCTCGCGGTGATCCGTCAGGCGTACAAGGACGCGAAAGAGGGAGACGCATGAAACGAGACACCCTCTCCGCATACCGCGCCCGTCAGAAGGCGACAGAGTCCCTCGTGGACGAGGCGGTCGCGGAGGTAAAGGCAGAGCGAGACGCCGCTTGGACGGCCGCTCAGGAAGCATCCAAGGCTGCCGAGGCAGAGCGCCACCACTTCACCCGCGACGAACTCCTTACAGCTGACTTGATCCGCACCCGCTTCGGCTGGTCCCGGGTCGTGAAGGTCAACCAGAAGTCAGTGACCGTCGACACCGGCTACTCCTGGACCGAACTCGTCCCCTTCGATCGGATCCTCGAGGCCCACACCCTGCAGACGAAGGGGGCGAAGCGATGACCGCGGACCCGTTTGACCTGATCGCCGTCACCCTGCCCGACGAAACCGCACTCGACTGGCAAGACCGTGCAGCATGCGCCACCACGGACCCCGACATGTTCTTCCCAGAGTCATCGATCCACGGTGCCGACGCGAAGAAGATCTGCGCCACCTGCGACGTCGCCACCCAATGCCTCGCCTACGCGATCAGCAACGGTGAACGGTACGGCATCTGGGGCGGACTCAACACCAAGGAACGCACCCGCACCATCAACGGAACACGAGGTGCAGCATGAACCGGAACAAGCAGCGCGGCACAGCATTCGAACGCCTCATCGCAGACGGACTCGCCCACGCTCTCGACGACGACCGAATCGACCGCGCCCCACTCCGAGGCAACGCCGACCGCGGCGACATTGCTGGTGTTCGTTCCCCATTCGGGAAGGTCGCCATCGAAGTCAAGAACGTGTCCCGTCTCGACCTCGCCGGATGGGTCGACGAATCCCAGGTCGAGAAGGGCAACGCTGACGCCATCGCCGGCATCGTCATCGCGAAGAGGCGCGGAAAGGGGCAGGCGCTCGATCAATACGTTGTGATGACCGTCCGCGACCTAGTCGCACTGCTCGGGGGTGACGCGTCGTGAGCCGGCCAATGAAGGAGCGTTCGATCGTTCTTCGTCCTGACGAGCGAGAGCGGTTCTGGTTCCTCGTCGAGAAGACTGACAGCTGCTGGATCTGGCGAGGCACACTCCACAACCAGGGCCACGGACGGTTCTCGGCGCGCTCGACCATGTACTTCGCTCACCGAATCTCGTACGAGATGGTCAACGGTCCGATTCCAGACGACCTCGTGATCGATCACAAGTGCTGGAACCGAGCGTGTGTTCGCCCTGACCACCTCCGCGCGGTCACCCAGATGGAGAACATGCAGAACCTCTCGGGCCCGCACGCGGACTCGAAGAGCGGCGTCCGCGGTGTCAGTTGGGATCGCACCAGGAACAAGTGGCGCGCCGATATCTGCGTCAACTACAAGCGGATCGGTCTGGGGCGATTCGACCGGATCGAGGACGCGATCGTTGCTGTCGAGCAGGCACGCGCTGAGCATTTCGGAGTCGTGTCATGACGGCCCCGACCAAGAAGGTACGCGACGCAACATCCCTTCGAGACGGTCACCGGTGCATCGCAGGACCCGCCGGCTGTTTCGGTCGCCTCGAGTGGAATCACCGCGAATCGTCCGGATCAGGTGGTCGAGGGAGCAAGGCGCCCAAGGTCACGCCAGCAGACGGGGTGATGCTTTGCGCTCATCACAACCAGTTGCTCGAGGCTGACGCGGCATTCCTCCAGACCGGTCTCCGCATGGGCTGGAAGCTCAAAAGGAACCGGTTGATGGCAGCCCATGAGGTCCCGTTCTACGACCGCAACCTGGGTGGCTATTTCCTCCCTGATGTGGAGGGGCGGGCGAAGTCCATTCCGAAGGCTCTCGCGGTCGAACTCATCGAAGCGGCTGGCGGATACACAACGAAAGGAGGGAGACCATGAGCACCCCGTACTACCAGGACGACCTCGTCACGCTCTACCTCGGCGACTGCCGCAAGATCACGGAGTGGACGGCCGCAGATGTGCTGCTGACCGATCCGCCGTACGGGATCGACTACAACACGGGTGCACAGCGTGAGTCCCTGCCGACATCCATTGCCGGCGACAAGGACACAACTGTCCGCGACGCCGCCCTCGAGATGTGGGGACCGACGAAACCGGCCCTGGTCTTCGGCACATGGCGGGTACAGCGTCCCCTGCTGACGAAGTCTCTGCTGGTCTGGGACACCAAGGGCGCTCTCGGGATGGGTGATCTGCGGATCCCGTGGAAGCCAGCCCACCAGGAGATCTACGTCCTCGGTGACGGCCCGTGGAAGGGTGTCCGATCAACGGACGTCCTTGTCTGCCCACCCATCCAGGCGACGGCGAAGAACGGGCGCCTCCACATCCACCAGAAGCCGGTACCGCTCCTCGCCGAGCTCGCCGAAGCCACCAGGGGTGTGATCGCGGACCCGTTCTGCGGTTCCGGGAGCACGGCTGTTGCGGCCCGCATGCTCGGTCGGAAGTGCATCACGGTCGAGACCGACGAGGCAACAGCCGAGATCGCAGCGATGCGGCTCACCCGCGAGACATCCTCCGGACTGGACTTCGGAGGTGCTGCCTGATGCCTAGAGATCAACGTCTCTTCATGACGTTCCCGATTGACTTCCCGGATCACCCGAAGGTGCGCCCCCTGACCCCGTTGGCGAAGTGGACATTCGTGGAGATGAACGCGTACTCGAGAAGGCTCGGACTCGATGGTGTGATCCCTGTTGTGGCTGCTCGAGCGATGTGGTCGCAGAAGGCTCTGGGTGACCTTGTCGCGTCGCATCCGACGCGTCCTCTCGTGCAACTCGTTGAGGACGACTACATCCTCCGTTCGTACGCCGATCATCAGCTCACGAACGGTGACATCGAGGATTTGCGGGAGAAGCGCGCGGCTGCTGGGGCGAAGGGTGGCAGGGCGAAGGCAGAGCGTCGTCAAACGTCTGGCAAGCCGGTAGCAAGTGCTAAAGCAAATGGGAAGCAAAACGTACCAGAGTCAGAGTCAGAGTCAGAGATAGACCTCTTGACTGACATGAGTACTGAAACACAGTCAAGTCCTGTCTCTAACGCGGGAGGCCGAGGACTTGACGAGGTCAGTGAGATCGTCATCCAGAAAGCCCGTAACGCTGGGGTGCGGGACATTCGGAAGCTGTACCCGATCCTCGCCCGCACCGTGGATGGCCCTCTCACGTCGGCGGCGGCTGTGGAGTTGGCTCAGGTGATCGCGGACCGGTCTCAGCATCCCGTGAAGGACGTCGACGCGTACGTGGCTACTGCGTGCCGGAAGTCCCCTGACGATGTGCAGCACTGGTACGACACCTGCGACCTGGGGGTGGCGTGATGCGTCGTGAGGATCGGGCAGCAGCGGCTCGGCTCGAGGCGATCATGCGACGTCACGAGGACCGGGAGAAGCAAACCCTCTTCGAGCTGTCGCAGGCGGGCTTCCGGTTCAAGACCCTGTCTGACGCGCGGCGCCGGCTGTCCCTGCAGCGGAACATGCCGGGCTTCACGCAGGAGCAAATCGATATCGCCATTCGTGTGGCAGAGAACAACCCGAAGGAGAGCAACTCATGAGCGCGACGGTCACTCACCCGAAGTGCGGGAAGTCGTGGAAGCAGCATGGCAACCGGACCGGGCACTGCGCCCGATGCCACGAGACGTTCGAGGGCGTCACTGCCTTCGACGCCCACCAACGGATCAGCGACGACGGGTCCGTAACCTGCCTCGATCCCCGAACCATCAAAGTATCCGGCGTGTTTCTCGCCCACCGTGACGGGTCATGGCGGGGACCCGGAATGCCCCAGACGCTTCGCGACCAGTACGCATCGAAGGAGGTCATCTGATGCATGACCAGGAGCACACTCGTCCGCCGGCACCCGAACTGTCCCCGACCGAGATGCTTCGAGCCATCGAGTTCGAGTTCCTGCCCGGCGCATTTGAGGAGCAGGAAGCATGAGCCGCGGAGTGCTCGAGAGCACGATGTGGGCGATCACTCTCGACGACGATGGCGACACTGCCGACATGTTCACGACCCGTCAGGAAGCCCTCGCGTACCGGGTTGATCCGCGGCAGAAGCTCTTGCGGGTCGAGTTCTGGGACGTCACACCAGACGAAGGGCACGTCTGATGAGGTCTCGTATCGATCTGTCTCCTCGCCCTGAATGGGCACCCACACCAAGAGAACGAACCACCACCCACGGGGAACGGTGCTGCGCCCGTTGTCGTCGCGGCGTCCCCGGGTTCGGTGACCTCCCATGCGGGTACAACCGTCGCTGCCCGAACCCGAAATGCGACCACGCAGAACACCCCGAACCCAAGAAGGAGAACCAGACATGAGCGACGACGGAATCAGCATCGTCCGCGACTACCGAAAGGACGGCAAGGGCTACTACATCGAGCACGGTTTCAGCGGTTTCCGATGGTCATACACAGAGGCCGGTGAGACGGACAGGGGACCTTGGTGGCAGCTCGAATCCCACGCACTGCGAGACGCGGCCGACGACTGGGACGACAACGGTGAGGGCTACCGCGTATCGGCAACCCTTCGTGCTGTGGCGACGCGATTGGAGAACCAGCGATGACCGACGACCACACGAAGCTGGTCCGGGAAGCACAAGCGGAAGCACTGACCGCAAAAAACCCGCTCGTGCAGCGCCTGGCGGATGCTGTTGACGCTCTGGTCGCTGGTGAACGGGAACTGCGGGCAGAGCGACTCGACTTGATCGAGGCGATGAGCACGGCCCGCAAGGATCGTGATGCTCTGCGACTGCGGCTTGAGGGTGTCGAGTTTCAGCTGAGTGGCGACCCGGCGCTCTGGCCGCGGGAGCAGGTTCTCTCGTTCGTCCGCAGCGCCTTGACTCCGGTTGAGGGGGAACAGGCATGAGCGGAGACGGGGCGTTCCGCGCGGCGTTCCCTCTCGGCAACAAGCAGTGCGCGACGCTTCGCGAGGCGTTTGAAGCCGGATTCAAGGCTGGTGCCGAGTGGGAGCGGAAGGAAGCACTTCGCGAAGCCGCCGAAGCGCTCCGCGGTATTTCATCGGCTGTCGACATGTCCCTCACGGCATTCCCGTCTCATTGGGCCATCGATGAGCGCGAAGCGACTGACGCCATTCGTGCTCTCGCGGAAGGAGACGGCTGATGCAGATCCCAGACGATGTGTACGACCGCGCATATGACGCGGGCGAGTTCAACATGGCCGACTACAAGGTGATCGCTGAATGGGCGCGCAAGCAGGCTCTCCTGGATGCTCATGCTCTCTGCACTACGACCGCGGATGCGGCCGCTATCAGCCGACTCATCGAAGCAGAACGACAGGAGGGGAACGCATGAGCGACCCGGTCGAGGATGCGATCCAGGACGCGATCACAGAGGCCACCATCTACGAAGAGATCCGCGCCAGCTGGCCCCACATAGACGCACAAGCCCGCGTGACAAACGAACTACTCCTCAAAGGCAGGACCGAAGACGCGATCACATCCGCGAGGTCCTACGCGGCCATGTGCGCCCACCAAACCGAACTCGAAGAACTCGCCGCCATGCTGGCTGCGAAGCGGGAAGGAACCCGATGACCGAGACTGATCCGCTCCTGGCAGCGGTCGAAGCACTCACCAAACCCGTAGTCGAGCACCTCGCTCAGAGAACTGACACCGGCAAATGGGTGAGAACCCACACCGTCGAACACCCGGCCTTGCTTGAGCAGATGCACGAAGCCGTCTGGCCTTCCACCGGCAACGATGGGAACTCGAAGAGCTCGCCCCGCGAACGGTCCCTGGCGGACAACAACATGCTGTTCGAGTACGCGAAGATCTGTGCTGCGATCGCCGACTGGGTACGCATCGCCGGCGGGAAAGCCGGACGCGACCCCATCCACAACCTCCAGCAATGGTCCGCCCTCCACATGGCCGACCCCGACCGCGACGACGACTGGTACATTCGCGCCCTCCACGGATGGAAGTACGCCATCCGCAAGATGCTCGACAAACCCGTCGCATTCACCATCAAAGGCGCATGCCCCGTCTGCGGCGCCACCGAATGGGGCAACTGGAAAGACGGCGGCGGGATGCGCGTCCTCAAAGTCGAATACGTCCGCGACGAACACGACGACCCCACCAACGTCAACGCAGTCTGCCAAGCCTGCCGCGTCATCTGGGAAGGCCGCGAAGCAGTCGAAGAACTGGCCGACGAACTCAACGAGAAAGTAGGGTGACCACATGATCGACTGGGCTACCGTTCTAGCAACGCTAATCATCACGGGGGACATCACCGAGGAAGAAGCCAGCGCCATCGCGACCGACCGCGACTTCCTGAACGCCCCCGCCGATGTTCATCCCGTATTCGCAGCCCGAGCCATCCGCGCCGCACTCCAACGAGTCCGCGACACGCCCACAAACGGGGGTACCACGAACGAATGACAACCGTGTAGTTCGTTTGATATGCTTCTCACGCGTCGGATAACTATGCCCGGCGCCGGACACTTCGAAAGGCCCTCGCCAAGCGGGGGCCTTTTCCGCGTCCAGGGACAAGAATGCTCCCGCGGTGCTGGTAACACCCGGGAGCGTGACCGACTTTCAAGGAGTCGATATGGGCAATGCTATCTCCAACCCGACGCGATACGTCATCATCGCCGCCGTCTGGAACTCATGGGAGCGCATGGTCGCGCTCACGAACTTCGCTGGTCCGAACGGATGCTGGGTGTACACGGGATCCCTGAACCCAGCCGGGTACGGGGTATTCAGTCACCATGACCACGGAAACGTATTCGCCCACCGGCTAGCGCTGCACCTCGCCGGGCGTCCAGTCCCTGCCGACATGACGGTAGACCACCTCTGCCGAAACCGGGCGTGCGTAAACCCAGCACACCTCGACATCGTTACGTCAGCTGAGAACATCCTCCGCGGCGAAGGCTACATGGCTAAGCACGCCCGCAAGACCCACTGCGTCCACGGGCACGAGTTCAGCGCCGACAACATCCGCTGGTCCACGTCGCCCGCGACAGGAAACCCCACGCGCACCTGCAAGACGTGCGAGCACGAGAGGTATCTCAAACGACGCGCCGCCGTCGCCTAGGCCCGAAGATAGCCCCGACCGGAAACGGCGGGGCTTTCCTCGTACATAGACCGTGGGTTCGCCTGCCACCCCGACATGCGAACATCTGGCCCCGCACCTAAACGGCTGACGAAGCATCGACGGATGCAGAAACCGCTTCGGCGGTCCCGTGGAGTCTCCCCAGCGGGGGAACAACTGGAGACCTAGGGGTGGCGAAAGCACCAGCACGGGAGCAAGCGCCCGGCTGGTGTGATGCTCGTTGGTGTAACGGCAGCACGATCGGCTCTGGACCGGTCAGTCGAGGTTCGAATCCTTGACGAGCAGCGAATGTATCAGGTGGACAGACCTGACCCAACACCTATCAGGCCACCACACCTGACCGTCTTCCCTCCTGGGCCCGATCATCTCACCCCCTCAGAACAAGGTTGCAGACTCCTCACCAAGCATGCCGACCGTGCAGGCATCAAGCGTGACCGGACCAACCCCAACGTTCACCCAGACGGGCCCAGGACGGAACCAACCAACGGAGGTACGAGTGCCCATCCAACTCGGCCCCGCCTTCGAAACAGCCGTACTCACCCTCGCCGGAATAGACCCCACCACCATCGACCCCGGCTCACTCGACATCACACTCCTCAACCCAGCCGGCGACACCACCGTCCGCTGCACACTCGTACTAAGCGTGGACACTGCCGATCTGAAGGCAGCGATGAGGGACGCACTCGGAGAGTAACCGTGTCCAACACACCACGGAACACCACCCAACGAGACCGGGACCGCGCCCGCATCCGCGCCACCACAGCGAACTGCGGCATCTGCGGCGACCGCATCGACTACTCACTGCCACACACAGACCCAATGAGCTTCGTCGTAGACCACATCATCCCCCTCGCCAAAGGTGGACCAGACACGCTGACCAACAAGCAGGCAGCACACAGGTCATGCAACTCCACGAAACGCGCACGACTCGTCGCACCAATCATCCGAAGATCAGGATCACTCAACTGATCCACCATCCCAAGGCGACCCACACCCCAGGGGGAGGGCACCCCCAGCGCCACCTCACCGTACCTCCGGGGCCAGGCATGCTCTCTCTCCTACGTTTTTTTCTTTCCCGCAGGGCGGTGATCTGATGGCCACGAAGGTTGTTCTGCGGGCGGTTGAGGCCGATGAGGTGCCTGAGCCGCCGAAGATCCTGACTCTCGTTGAGGCGATTGAGTCGGGTGATTATCTGCAGATCCTGATTGCGCAGCGTCGGGAGATTGTGACTGATCTTCCGAACGAGAAGGGGCCGGCGAAGGCAGCGATGCACCGGCAGTTGTCTCTGTTGTCGAAGGAGATTGAGGCCCTGCAGCGTGGCGAGAGTCACGAGGGCGAAGGTGGCGCTGATGTCGAAGACGGGGAGTTCGACGCCGAAGCTATCTGAGGTTGCCCGTCATGTGGTGTATCCGAAGGGCATTGTGTCTACGGCGTGGCCGCGGGTGGTGGCGCAGTGCGCTGCGATGGGTGTCGAGTTCGATGAGTGGCAGCACGGTATCGGGCGGATTGCCCTCGGCAAGACGGCTGACGAGAAGTACGCTGCCACGATCGGCGGTGTCGTCCTTTCCATTCCGCGACAGGTTGGGAAGACTTTTCTCGTCGGAATGATCGTCATCGCACTGTGCATTTTGTCTCCGAAGGTCACCGTGTTGTGGACTGCGCATCGGACGAAGACTGCGACGAAGACGTTCCAGACCATGCAGGGCATGGTTCGGAAGAAGAAGATCCGCTATCACCTCGCGCCGGGCCGTAACGACGGGATCCGGACAGCGAATGGTGAGCAGGAGATTCGGTTCCGTAATGGTTCGGTGATCATGTTTGGCGCCCGTGAGGGTGGCTTCGGTCGTGGTTTCGATGAGGTCGATCTCGAGGTGTTCGACGAGGCGCAGATCCTCAGCGAGAAGGCGCTTGAGGACATGGTTGCGGCGACGAACCAGTCACGTCAGCCGTCTGGTGCGTTGCTCTTCTTCATGGGTACTCCTCCGCGGCCGTCTGACCCTGGGGAAGAGTGGCTTGGCCGGCGGAACGATGCGCTCGAGGTGAAGCCTGAGCAGCAGGTCGTGGGCCTGTCTGAGGACATGGTCTATGTGGAGTTCTCGGCTGATCGTGATGCTGACCCGGATGATCAGGAGCAGTGGCGGAAGGCGAACCCTTCGTTCCCGTCGAGGACTCCGATTGAGTCGATCAAGCGGCTGCGGAAGAACCTGAAGAACGAGGATTCGTTCAAGCGTGAGGCCCTCGGGATCTACGACGCTGCTGATTCTGCTCGAGTGATCGATGAGGAGTCCTGGCGTCGGGTTGCTGACCCTGCGTCGATGGCGATTGAGCGTCTTTCGCTCGCGGTCGACGTGGCGCCTGACCGGTCTGTCGCAGCGGTGAGTTTCGCCGGCAAACGGGCCGATGGGTCGTGGCATGTGGAGCTCGATGACCATCGCAAGGGTACCGACTGGGTGATTCCTTGGATCAAGAGCCGTGCAGAGAAGAACAAGCTGCACTCCGTGGTTGCGGATGAGATGTCGGGCCTCGTTGAGGAGAAGAACGGACGCTTCTACCTGATCGGTACGAAGATTCAGGTCACTTTGGCGGCTGCTGAGGGCCGTGACATGGCGATCGCGTGCGCCAAGTTCTTCGACGGCGTCATTGACGGCTCCGTGAAGCACACCGATCAGCCGCAGGTGAATGTGGCCCTGTCCGTAGCCCGCAAACGTCCTCTACAGGGCGCCTGGGCGTGGAACCGCAAAGACGCCGAGTCGGATATCACGCCGATCGTGGCGGAAACGCTCGCCCTGTGGGGTGCGCAGAACGAAACAGTGAAGCGTCCCGGTTCGGGGCGGACTAGTTCAAGGACGGCGGTGGTTTTGTGAGCGAGACCCTGCGCGTCAAAGGACTCTCGTCTGACGAAACCGTGATCCTGAATCTCCTGATTGAGCAGCTTGCTGCTAAGGAGCCGCGTAACCGCCTGCGTTCCGCGTACTACGACGGCCGTCGCGCCGTCAGGCAGGTCGGCACTGTCATCCCGCCGCAGTACACGAAGCTCGGGCTTGCGCTCGGGTGGGCGGCGAAGGGCGTCGACGGGCTGGCGCGTCGCTGCAACCTCGACAAGATGGTGTGGACGAATGGCGATCTCAACAGCCTGGGGATGCAGGAGCTGCAGGACAGCAACTTCCTCCTTTCCGAGATCGCTCAGGCGCGCACGGACTCTCTCGTGCACGGCGTCTCCTACCTGATCACTACTCGCGGTGATGAGTCGGAGGGTGAGCCCCGTGCTCTCGTCCACGCGAAGGATGCACGGAACGCGACCGGGCAGTGGAACAACCGGACTCGTCGCCTGGACAACCTCCTGTCGGTGACGGATTGGGTTGATGGTGCCGTTGCTGGTTTCGTCCTCTACCTTCCCGATCTCACGATCAGCGCATCAAAGGATGGCGCGAAGTGGACGGTTGAACGTTCGGTGCACCCGTGGGGTGTGCCGGCTGATCCGCTGGTTTACCGGCCGCGGTCGTCTCGTCGCATGGGTAAGTCTCGGATCTCGCGCCCTGTGATGTCGCATCAGGATGCTGCGCTGCGGGCGCTGGTGCGTCTTGAGGCGCATATGGACATCTACGCCATCCCGAAGATGATCCTCCTGGGTGCGGATGAGTCGATCTTCAAGAACCCGGACGGGTCGATGAAGGCTTCGTGGCAGATCGCTCTTGGGCGTGCGCTGGGTATCCCGGACAATCTCGATTCGGACCAGGCGAACCAGCGGGCTGATGTGAAGCAGTTCGATGCACAGTCGCCGGCGCCGCACCTTGCTGACCTGAACGCGTTGGCGAAGCTGATGGCGCGGGAGACGGACCTTCCCGATGCAGATTTCGCTCTGACGGATTTGGCGAACCCCACGAGTGAGGGTTCGTACATCGCAGGCCGGGACAACCTGATCGCTGAGGCCGAGGGCGCGATGGATGACTGGTCCATCTCGATTCGACGTTCCACGATCCGTGCTCTCGCGATCCAGAACGGGTTCGACAAGATCCCGAAGGACTGGGCGTCGATCACCACGAAGTGGCGGTCGCCGTTGTATCTGTCCCGCTCGGCGGCGGCTGATGCTGGGTCCAAGCAGGTCGGTGCGGTCCCGTGGCTGGCTGAGACAGAGGTCGGGCTCGAGCTTCTCGGGCTGGATGAGCAGCAGATTCAGCGCGCTCTGGCGGAGAAGAAGGCTGCTGAGCAGCGTGCTGCTGGACGTGCCGTCATTGCGGCGCTGAGGGCGCCGCGGGCGGCGCAGACCGATGCCGTCGGCGCGTGAGTCTCGGGCGGCGCTCGAACTCGTCACGACCGAAGCGGTCAGCGACGGTCAGGAGTTCCTGCAGCGTCTGAACGGGACACCGGAGGCGCAACGCCTTGCGCTGCTGGATTCCATCCCGGGTCTGATCGGGTACTACGCGGATGGGTCGGCGGCGTTGGCTGCTGACTTCTATGACGAGTCTCGAGCGTTGGCCGGCGTGAAGGTGCCGTACACGTCAGAGTTGGTGATCGCCGATCGGGTTGTGAAGATCCGGCGTGCGATCGCCTGGTCCGCTGAACCTCTGTTCACCGGGGATGGTGATCCTGCAGGGCGGCTTGCCGAGGTGATCCAGCTGGAGACGGCTCGACCGTACCGGGACACGATCGTCGGGAATCGGCGGAAGGACCCTGCGTCGGTGGGGTGGAAGCGGATCGCGAATCCTGGGGCGTGCCGGTTCTGTCGGTTCCTTGCCGCTCGTGGGGCGATCTACAAGCAGGACACCGCCACGTTCGCATCTCACCCGCACTGCTTCTGTTCTGCCGCGCCTGTGTTCGAGGGCGGTGAGCCGGGCCCGGAGGCGACCGCTGAGCAGTACATCGCCTCACGTCGGAAGCGGACCGCGAAGCAGCAGGACGCGATGCGGAACTGGCTCGACTACTTCGACGAGACGGGCAAGACGTCTCTCACATGACTTCCCCGGTTGGGGAGAACGCTACGGCCGCGTTTCAAGGCCGGTCTGATGTCCGACGGGACAGAAACGGAAGATACCGATGAACAACCTCCCCACCTCAGCGACCGCCGAAACGGAATTCGCACGAGGACCGCTTTTCCCCCCGCTCTATCACCGACCCGGCCTTCGGTACATCGAAGGTGGCGCCGAAGGAGCAGCCGCCGGCGCCGAAGGCGCTGGTGCGGCAGCGGATGACGGCAAGCAGGGCAAGACCTTCACGCAGGCCGAGCTGGACCAGATCGTTCAGGAACGCGTGGCGCGCGAGCGTGCCAAGTACACGGACTACGACGACCTGAAGGCCAAGGCAGGCCAGGCGAAGACGCTCGAGGAGCGTCTCGGAACGGTGGAAACCGAACTGAGCACCACGAGAGCCGCAGCTCTGCGTGCCCAGATCGCAGCAGAGTTCGGGATCAGCACGAAGAAGGGGCCGAAGGGCGAGCCGTCCGATGCGGAAGTCCTTCTCACCGGTACCGACGAAGCCTCCCTCACCGCGCAGGCCACGCGCATCGCTGGTGTGGAGGCAGACCGGAAGAAGAGCGGCAACGTCGCCCCGAAGGAGGGCGGCACCAAACAGACCGGCAACGGTGGCGACTCGGATCTGCGTGAGTTCACGCGCAACCTTTTCGCCGGCGCCAACGCCGAATAAACCAGAAAGGAGCAGCTCCTCATGGCTGCACTCACCTCCGGAAGCCTCAACCTTCCGAACCAGATCCTCGACCCGTGGCTGGGCAAAGTTCAGGGCGGCTCTACCGTTGCTGCACTCTCCGGCTCGACCCCCATGAAGTTCGGCGCCGGTCAGTCGATGACCTTTGACATCGGCGAGGCCGAGTATGTCGGAGAGGGTCAGGACAAGGGCGCCAGCACGGTAACCCCGACCCCGCAGACGGTGACCCCGTTCAAGTTCCACAAGACCATCCGTATGGACGAGGAGGTCATCTGGGCTGACGAGGACGCACAGGCGAACGCCGTGCAGTCGATCCTCGATCTGATCCAGCCCGCCCTTTCGCGTGCGCTCGACTTCGGCGTCATCCACGGCATCAACCCCACCGGTGGTGCCGCCGTGGCGGCCATGACGCAGAAGCTGTCCGCAGCGACGGCTCAGGTCGAGCGCGTCAACACCGACAAGCCGTATGCGAACCTCGACGCGGCCGACGCGCTCGTGCTCGCCAACAGCTTCGTCCCGTCCGACATCGCACTCGATACGGCCCTGGCTGGCAAGTTTTCGTCCCTGCGCGGCACCAACTCGGAGCAGCGCCTCTACCCGAACTTCAAGCTCACGACCGCTGTGTCCGAGCTCGACAACCACCGCGCCTCGGTGTCCCGCACGGTCCAGGCGCTCGGTGTCGCTGCCACCGCCTCCAAGCTCCTCGGCGTCGTCGGAGATTTCTCCGCGATCCGCTGGGGCATCCAGCGCCAGATTGGCCTCGAGCTGATCAAGTACGGCGACCCGGACGGCGGCGGTGACCTGAAGCGCAAGAACCAGGTCGCGTTCCGTGCTGAGGTCGTCTACGGCTGGGGCATCGCCGACCTGAACGCGTTCGCGCTCATCGTCGACAAGGTCGCCGGCTGATGCCTCGCCTGAAGAGTGCCGTCAGCGGTGTGGTCGTCTCCGTCAGTGACGAGACGGCCGCACTGCTGGACGCCGAATGGGGCGACGAGGACGCACCGGTCAAGCGTTCTCCGGGCCGGCCGAAGAAGACCGAAGAGGACAAGTAAGGGAAGGGGCGGTCATGTCTGTGACACCCGACATGCTCGCGGTTGCTCTCGGGCAGACCGCCCCCGACCCTGGCTCTGTTCAGGAGCAGCAGTGGCAGATGTGGATCGATGACGCTGCCATGCTGATCCAGAACCGCAAGGACCAGCTGAACCTGACCGATCCGATCGATCAGGCGAAGCTGGACTACGTCATCCGCGAAGCGGTGGTGGCGCACATCAAACGCCCTGAGGATGCCACTCAGGTCACTGTCTCGGTGGATGACGGATCGTCGTCGAAGACGTACAAGTCGGGCAAGGGTCGCGTCACCATTCAGGACGACTGGTGGGGCCTTCTGGGGCTCACGGATCCGTCTGGTGCGTTCGCGATCGACATGATCGGTGTCGGGAACCTGCACCTGCCGTGGTGCGCCCTGAACTTCGGCGCCACGTACTGCTCCTGCGGTACAGACATCGCCGGGTACCCGATCTTCGAGGGCGGCGAGGACTGGTGACCCTCAACGACGACATCGGCCGTGTCCTCCCCGAGCTGCAGGCCGCTGCAGAGTCACGCATGACCGCCACCGCGGATGTGTTCGGGCTCCCGACGCGCACGTGGGTGGAAGAGACCGCTTCGTACGAGAACGTCGCCCCCAAGGTGTACTCGGGGCCCTGTCGTGTCCGGTTGACTGACACTCTCGCGCGGGACGTTGACGCGCAGGGTCAGCTGTTAGTCGTGCAGCGGAACACTGTTTCGTTTCCGGTCCGGACTGACACCGCGTTCGAGAAGGACTTCACCGTCCTTATCACGGCCTCGAGTCGTGACACGGCGATCGTCGGAACCAAGCTGCGTGTCACCGGGCCGTTCGCCCAGTCTGACTCCACGGCCCGACGATACCTGTGCGAGGAGGCATCATGAGCGACTCCATGGACTTCGACTTCTCGGAACTCGACAAGCTCGCCGCTGATCTCGGAACCGCCGCGGATGTTGACGGCGGCAACCTTCGCAAGATGATGCAGGTGGCGGCCACCAATGTGAAGAAGGGGTGGGCGAACCGTCTCAAAGGCTCTGCCTATGCATCCGGCACACCTGGCTCTATCACGTACGACATCGAAGCCTCTGCCGGTGCGGTCTCCGAGATCTCGGCCGAGATCGGGCCGGACTTGAGCAGGAGTCAAGGCCCCATCGCTGGCCTGATCGAGACCGGATCGCCGAAGAAGAACCTCGCCCCTCATGGGTTTGGTCTCGCTGCGTTGAACGATGAGCAGGATGACTTCCAGGACGGTGCGGAGAAGGTCGTCAAGGACGCGTTGAAGAAGGCGAACCTGTGATCCGGGATCACGCGGCGGCGGTCCGGGCGCGCCTCGAGTCCGATTCCGTGCTGGCGACATGCACGTTCGAGGGCCTGGTGACGGACAAGCCGCAACGGTATTGCTCGTTCTTCCTCAACTCAGGGATCCGCTTCACGGATCGGCTCTCGGGGCCGGATGTGTCCGCCGATTTCACGCTCACCGTACATTCCGTGGGGGCGGACCCTTTCGGGGCGCAGGCGGTCGCTGAGCGGGTTCTCGCTCAACTGCTGAACTACACCCTCACTGTTCCCGGCCGGTCGTGCTCCCGCATGAGGCACACGATGTCGGTGCCCACTGACCGGGACGATGCGATAACAGACCTCTATTACAGCGTGGACGAGTTCTCGTTCACCAGCGACCCCATCTGAGCGGGTCGCCTCATGCTCCCTTCGGTCTCCCCGGAGGGCTAACCGAAGACCCCGGTTTGTCGGGGAGAGAAAGGAGCCACTATGGCTGACACGCCTGAAGGAATTGTTCCTCCGCCCGCAGTGGATCAGAAGGGCAACCTGACCCTCTGGTTCGTCAAGACGATCGCTGACGTCAGTGCGCCGAAGGCGGCGACCGAGATCGGTGCTGCGACGTCGTATCGCATCACTTACAGTCTGACCGCTGACGGGTACAACCTCGCGGGTTCGCAGGGCACAGTGAAGGACGAGCGTCTGACGCTCGCCCAGCCGCTCGAGTCCCTGGACACGAACGAGGTCACTCTCGATCTGAAGTACGTGGACTCGGCGGCGGCTGGCTCCGCTGCGGTCGTTCTTGCTCCGGTGGCGCCGGCGACGACCGTGGATGGGTACATCGTGGAGCGCGCTGGTGTGCCGAATGCGACTGTCGCTGCGGCGGGCCAGAAGGTGCGCGTCATTCCGGTCACTCTGGGCGCTCAGAACCCTGGACCGCGAGACGGGCAGGGGAAGTTCACGATCGTTCAGAAGGCTGCGATCACGGGCGTTGTGAGCGCCCCTGTGGCGCTGGTCGCCTGATCTGACTGCTGGGCGGGATGCCCCACCGATCATCCCGCCCAGCTCATCTCTTATCGGTGGAATCGGTGGAAGGACTTTGCTATGCCCTCGATTGAGGAGATCCTGGCGGCACGGAAGAACGCGAAGCCGAAGACGGCCACCGTTCAGGTGCTTCTAGATGATGACACTGCCGACCAGATCGCACAGCTCGAGGCAGAGGTAGATGCGATTGCGTCGAACCCTGACCAGCGGCTCGGGCTCCCTGACGGCTCTGCTGAACTACAGGAACGAATCAAGGCGCTGCGGGTTGCGAGCGTTGCTCAGCTGGTCACGTTCGAGTTCGAGCGTCTGCCCGGGGACTTCTGGAACTATCTCACCGCCACGAATCCTGTGCGCCCAGACTCGATCATCGACCTCTCCTATGGGTACAACCTTGACGCGGTCGTGCAGAAAGCTGCGAAGGCTGAACGTGGCGGGCACTCTTTCGCCTGGCAGGTCGACGACGGCAAGCCTGTAGTGCTGACAGGTGAGCAGTGGGATGACGTGTTCGGGATGTTGTCAGGCCACGATGCCTCGGCGATTCGCGACGCGGTATGGAACCTGAACGAATGGGGTCCCGCACAGGCACTGGCTGAAGCAAAAAAAGCATCAGCCGGCATCGAGACCGGCTCGAACTAGCACTCGAGCTCGGTGTCTCTCCGCGGCGCCTGCTGCAGTGGGAACCGGTGACCGTCACCGAGTACACCTACGACGCGGATGGCCGACTCCTACGGGCCGTGGAGCAGCGTGAGCCCGAGTTCGACGAGGACGACGTCAACCAGCTCCTAGCGCTGCAGGCTGTGCGACGTGATACGGGACGATACGGAGAATCGCTGGCCGATGCGATGTCGCCGCAAGCCGATCCGAACTACAACGAGCCTGACGCTATCCGGTACATCGCCCATGAGCGGGTCAACCAGGCAGAAGCGGCGGTCGAGCTCTACAAGGAGCAGAACAAAGACGAGCTGCCTCGGGGTGCAGTCTTCTGGGTTGAGCGAAAGACGTACGAGTAGCTATTCGTCGCGCTCGTAGAAGAAGTACACGTATCCGCCGGCGCACGCGATCACCGCGGCGAGGCATATCCCCACAAGCCCGATGGCAGTGGCGAGGGATGCGGATGCCATCACGCCGATACCGAGGACGAGGAACGCCAGCAGTGCGACAGCGCACGCCGTTCCTAGGCATTTCGGCCATGCGGCCGAACGCGGTTTCTGCTGCTTCGAGGTCGCGAACTCGTGATCGAACAACGCCATGCGCTGACCTTACAACTCCACAAGCCCTGACGGGAGGCCAAAATGACCGACCGCACAGTAAAGGTGTCGCTGGTTGCTCAGGTGCAGGGCTACATCCAGGGGATGGAGAAGGCATCCAAGGCCACCCAGGACACCGGCAAAGAGGCTGAAAAGCTCGCGCAGAAGAAGGAAGCATTTCAGCAGATCGGCACTGCGGCGCTCGCGATGGGTGCGGTGGCTGCGGCTGGTGTCGCGATTGCGGTCAAGAAGTTCGCTGACTGGGATGCGCAGATGTCGCAGGTTCAGACGCTTTCGCACGCGACCGCTGACGAGATGAACCAGCTCCGTGACGCGTCGTTGAACATGGGGCAGGCGATCGGGTTCTCAGCGACGCAGGTTGCTGATGCGGAGACGGAGCTCGTCAAGGCGGGCGTGTCGGTGAAAGACATGCTTGGCGGCGCCCTCACCGGTGCGTTGAATCTCGCCGCGGCGGGCCAGATCAATGTTGCCCAGGCGACTGAGATCGCCGCTGTTGCTTTGACTCAGTTCAAGCTGCAGGGCAAGGACGTCCCTCATGTCGCGGACCTTCTCGCCGCCGGTGCCGATAAGGCACTCGGAGGAGTGGATCAGCTCGGTCAGGCCCTGAACCAGGGCGGTCTTGTCGCCGCGCAGTTCGGCCTCACGGTCGATGACACGGTGGGCACCCTGTCAGCGTTCGCGAACGCGGGTCTTCTCGGTTCTGACGCTGGTACGTCGTTCAAGCAGATGCTGCTGTCTCTGGCGTCGCCGTCGCAGAAGGCGGCGGACACGATGAAGCAGTACAACATTCAGGCGTACGACGCTCAGGGCAATTTCGTCGGCATCACGAACCTCGCCGGTCAGCTGCAGAAGAACCTGGGCGGTGTGTCTCAGGCGCAGCGTGACTCTGCCCTGTCGATCATCTTCGGCTCCGATGCAATCCGTACCGCGAACGTGCTCTACAAAGAGGGTGCGAAGGGGATCCAGGGGTGGATCAACAGCGTCAACGACACCGGCTTCGCGGCCGAGCAGGCGCGCGGGAAGATGGACAACCTCAACGGTGATGTCTCCAAGCTCGGTGCCGCTCTTGACACGGCCTTGATCAAGACCGGGTCGACTGCGAATGACATCCTCCGAGGGACGGTTCAGGGAATCACCGCTCTAGCGCAGTCCTTCGGTGATCTGCCAGGGCCCGCCCAGGCGACGATCCTCGGCGTGACTGCCCTTGTGGCAGCCGTGGGTCTTCTTGGTGGCGGGGCCCTCCGCCTGGTCCCCATGCTCGCCAACTTCCGCACGGCCCTCGACGTGCTGGGGACCTCAATGCGCACGGTGGGGATCGCAGGTGGAGCGGTAGGTCTAGCCATCACGGGTCTCGTGGCGATCGTCGCTGCGGTCGCTTCGGCGCAGGCTGAGGCTCAGGCCCGTACGGACGAGTTCACGGCGTCGCTTGATCAGAACACCGGTGCGATCACGAAGAACACTCGGGCGACCGCAGCCAAACAGCTTCACGACAATGGCTCGATCGAGGCGGCGAACAAGCTCGGGATCAGCCTGAAGTTGATCACAGACGCTTCACTCGGCAACGCGAAAGCCCTTGATGAGCTGAATACGAAGCAGGACGCGTTCAACAAGACCAAGCAGGAGATGATCGCTGCCGGCAAGGGCGACTCGAGCGACCTATCTAACCAGATCGGCTCCTGGACGGTCCTCATGTCTGGTATCGGCGCGACGTCGAACTCCTTGAAGGATGCCAAGCGGGAGTTGGACAACACCAACGAGGCGATCGGAGAGTCCGCTGACGCTGCGGACAAGGCGACCTCGAGTGTGCAGTCGGCGTCGCAGAGCTACTTGGATGCCGCAACCAGCGCGGGGCAACTGACGGATCAGATTTCTCAGCTGGTGGACGAGATCAACAAGGCCAACGGCGTCGGCCAAGACGCGATCTCGTCGAACGCCTCTTATCAGGATGCGTTGGCGAAGGTGCAGGACACCATTCAGAAGGTCAAGGATGGAGCGGACGGGTACTCGAGCTCTCTGGACGAGAACACTCGTGCGGGCGCGGACAACATGCAGATGTTCGCTGACCTCGCTTCGCGCTCACAGGATGCGGCCAAGGCTCAGTTCGATGCGGACCACAACACGGACGCCTACATTCAGCGCCTTCAGAGCGGTCGGCAGACCCTGATAGACAACATCACAGCTCTCACCGGCAACGCGGATGCAGCAAAGGCAATCGCTGATCGGGTGTACCAGATCCCAGATCAGAAGGCGGTTAAAGTCCTCACCGATACCGCGGAAGCGCAGAGAGCCCTGGATGACTTCTCAGCACGTTTGGCTGAGGTCACCAAGACGCGAGTGGCGAACATCATTGTCAACGCAACGAACCCGAATGTTGGGTTCGGGCTGGGTGACGGTCACGCGGACGGTGGATATATTCGCGGACCCGGTGGGCCGCGCGAGGACCGCATACCGGCGATGCTTTCGAACGGCGAATTCGTGGTGAATGCTGCGGCGACGTCCCGCAACCTGGGCCTTTTGCACGCGCTCAACTCTGGTGGCGTGCAGGGGTATGCGAGTGGAGGGCACGTCCAGCCGACCTATGTGCCGGCGTCGTCGTTTGCGTCGGCGCCCACGGTGACGGTGAAAACGTCGGACCGTCCGATCTACATGGATGGGCAGCTGTTCGGGATGCTGCGGGAGATGGCGAACGGGGAAGCCCAGATCGTCGTCAACCAGAACGAGCGTGCTCAGGCGCGCAGGACCGGGATGGGGTGACGAATTGGCGTACGCACCGACCCTGAATGTGTCCACTGATGCGGCGCCGTGCCCGCGTGTGGAGGTGCTGTTCAGCAGCTTCGCCGCGGGCACGACCGCTGTTGACGTGTACCGGCTGGCCGGGGACCGGGAATACCTGGTTCGTGGTGCTGTGAAAGCGGTCGTTGCTGGTGCGTTGTCGCGGATCGATTTCGAGATCCCGTTCGGTGTGCCGGTGCAGTACCGGGCGGAGATGTTCGACTCGGGTGGTTTGTCGCTCGGGTTCACGGACACGGCTTCGGTGCAGGTAGATGTTGCGGAAACGTGGGTGCATAACCCGTTGGATCCGCAGGGTGCGACGACGGTTGCTTTCCGGGCGAACGCGGCACGAGAGCTGCAGCGCCCCACTGAGGGGTCGGTCGTGTACCCGGACGGCCGGATTGTTGGCGTTGTGGTGAGTGGTCAGCGTCGCGGGATTCAGGACGCGGTCCTGGACGTGATCGTTGATTCCATCGTCCAGGCTGACGCCCTGCAGGCCATGTTCGGTACGTATGGGTCCAGGACTACCCCCGTGGTTTGCTTCCGCATTGGTGCTGCTGACCGTGTGCGCCTGCCGCGCCCATTCTTCGCCGGGATCCTGACTCTGTCGGAGCAGGACCAGAACTATGCCATCGGTACGGGGGAGAAGATCGCCTTCGGGATGACGGGGTCTGAAGTGTCCCCACCGACACCGGCTCTCGTGGTTCCTCTGCTGACGCGTGCGGACCTGAATGCGGCGTTCACGACTCGGGCGGCGTTCAACGCCTACTACCTGACCCGGTTGGCGGCGAACCGTGACTATGCGAAGGCGGGCACGGCCTGATGCGGGCACACACGACAGCGTTGGAGAACGTCCTCCGCGACTCGCATAGTCAACGGCTCATCGTGGATGTGTTCCATGGTTCCGACCGGGTGATGCAGGGTCTCGAGTTGACGGATTGGGAGATCGAGTTCGACCTGACTCGGGATGTGAAGATGTCCGGCGGGGCGACGATCGCATACCAGTCGGTTTCTGGTGAGTCCCTGGTCCCGACCGGGACTGAGGGTGTCCTGTCTCCGTTCAAGGCGCGGCTGCTGTTGACGATGGAGATCACCGCTGGTGATTTCACCGAGCTGATCACGATCGGGTGGGCGAAGGTGATTGGCGCCCCGTCAGGTGTCGACTACCACGTGACCACCACGTTCGGCCGGTTTGTGACCGCCTCGGTGGTGCAGATCGAGTGGCGTGGCCTTGAGGAGATTGTGCGCCGGCGCGGGTTCCGTTCCCCGGAACAGCCACCCTCTCTGACGTCAACGTATGCAGAGTTGCGACGCATCACAGGGATGACGGTCGTCAACACGGTCGCTGACGTTGCGCTCCCGTCTGGTATCACGTACGAAACCAACCAGGGCGGACGACTCGCTGGGGTGCAAACCCTGTGGGACAACCTCGGCTGTGTCGGGGTGATCGACCAGTCCGGTGCATGGGTGGGTGTCCCGAAAGTTCCCGGTGCGTCGGTGGGAACCCTGAGTCTCGGGAAGACGGGAACTGTTGTGGATGTCGGCTACGAGGTAGACACGGACACCGTTTATAACTGTGTGGTCGGGACGTTCGAGGACACTGACAGGAACCCGATCTATGCGGTTGCTGAGGTGAAGAGCGGCCCGCTGGCAACGACGGGGCTGTACGGGGAGAACACCCGGTACTACTCGTCCCCGCTGGTGCAAACGCAGGCGGGTGCGGACAGTGCCGTGCAGGCGATCTTGTCGCAGTCGATCGGTGGGCAAACGTACTTGGTTCCCATCAAGTGCATCTCCAACCCGCTGTACGAGCTGGGCGATGTTCTGACGTTGGCGAAGTGGTCTCGACCTTTGCAGGGCCGGATGATCACCGCCCGGTTGACCCCTGATGCGGTCATGGAAGTGACGCTCGAAGTGCAGAGGACGTTCTGATGAGGACCGCAGCAGATATCCTCGCTGACCGGTTGAATGATGTGCCCGACGTTTCGAGGCGGACCGCTGTGTTCGTGACGATGGTGGGGAACCTGGCACGGGTGAACACGGGCCCGACAACGATCGACGTGCCGTGTGTGGGGTTCTATCCGCCCGTGCCGGGAATGTCGGTTCAGATGGAGCGTCTGGACGGGCAGTGGAAGGTCAGCGGTCCTGCTGTGTCTCTCCCCGCGATTGGCACCATTTCCGGGACCGGTTCACCTCAGGCGACCGTCACCATCGGCGGGAAGACGTACCCGTTCTACTACCGCACCGGGTACACGCCAACCAACGGCGATCAGGTCGAAGTGAATTGGGCCACCGGCGTCATCCAGGGCAAGATCAACGGTTCCAACGGTGGCACCGACCCGGGCACGAACCCGGGCGGTGGCCCCACACCTCTGCCGACAGACCCGGTCCTCGCCTACAACTCGGGCCAGTTCCGGTCACGGTGGCAGGCGAATGATGTGCGGGCATCCGACAGCGTGTCGGGGGCATGGGTTTACAACGGCCGTGTGGCTGCTGCACTGGCCGGCGCCACCGTCGCGAAGGTGGAGATATACCTTCCCCTCAGGCAGCAGTTGGGTGTGTGCAACATCGGCACGCACGGGTACGCCGACCTCCCTGCGGGGTGGGTGGGGATCGCGAACAGCACCCCGTTGAGTCCTCGAGGTGGGTGGGTGCAACTGCCCAACAGCTTCGTCAGTGCCCTCGCCTCTGGTGGGGGCATTTCTGTGACATCCGGCAATGGTGACAACCAGTGGTCCGGCACCCAATCCGACGCCCTCTCAGGCGCTCTGCGCTTCCAAGGAACCCGATAGGAGCATCATGGCTGCTGAAACCTATGGCACCAAAGGCAATCCCCAGTTCTCGGCGTCCGGTGCCCCACAGGTCGACGTCGACCCGCAACAGGCGGGTGAGTATGCCGCGGTCGTCGGTAACAACATTGTCGGCACCACGGCACAGCGCACCGCGAACGTGGTTCCCAACGGTTCCGGTAAGGCCGTGTGGACTGGCCTGCGCTGGTTCGACTCGTCCCTGAACGCTGTGTTCGAGTACATCGGCGGGTGGGTGCGCCGTCAGGTCATGCGTGTGGGCCGTGCACGACTGACGACCGCAACAGTTGTCACCGCGGCCTCCCCGTCGTGGATGGATATTCTCACGGTCACCGCGGACAGCACCGGCGGTATCTGCATGATCGATGTCGCTGCGAACGTGTACAACCCGAACTCGGGTGGTGTGCGTACCGCGGGCTTGCGGGTGGTGTGTGACGGAACGCAGGTGGACGACATCTGGCAGCTGGACATCCCGAACCCTGGCGGCGCCTCGGCTGGTGTGCATGGGGTTGTGCGGGCGGAGTCCACCCCGGGCGTGGGGACTCACACGTGGAAGTTCCAGGCGAACGCGTCTGCCGCATCTTCAGTCTCGATCCGCTCTGCCGTGATGACCGTGCAGGAGGTGTGATGTGAGTCTCATCGACGGTCGAGGGTTGGTCACCTGGGAGGGTGGGCTGTTCGAGCCGGGAAGTGATCTTCTGCGCCGCACCCAGTGGGCGTTCGGGAAGATCCGCGCGGATGGTGGGCGGATCATCCTCAACGAGGCTGGGCGCCCGTATGGGGTGCCGGGTGACCAGTTCGTGAGGAACGCATCACAGACCGCTTCTGGTATCTCCACCGTGTACTTCCAGTGGGGTCGCTACCTGCGCGGGGAGACCCCTTCTGCAGCGAACCCGGCGCTTGGGCCTTTGGCATCCGAGCACACGCAGGGCATTGCAACGGACACCAATTCCCCTTCGGTGTTCGACATGACTCTGCGGGCGAAGTACTTCGGTCAGGCGGGGTTGAAGAACACGATCTCGTCCGAGTCGTGGCATTGGGCGATCCGGGGGAACCCGACTGTTGCTCTCACGTCTACGGCGGGTGGGAACGCGGTCTCCCTGACGAGTAACAGCATCAAACCGACAGAAAGCGGATTCGACATGCCTCAGAACTGGAACGTGAACGGCACGATCGTGACGATCGGGGAATCGTTCGCGAAGGTGTGGGGAAACACCACTGATTTCTCGTACCTGACGAACATGGCGGCGTGGGGTGCGCCGGTGGTGAAGAACATGACCCCGGACCAGCTGACCACGATTGTGAACGAGTGCAACGCCCGCGGCGCGTCGTACCGCAAGTAGCCCCCTCGATCCCTGAGAGGGGGAACTGATGCCCGAGCTCCCCGGATTGTGGAGTCTGACTCCGATAGGCGCTCTCATCGGTGCGATCGTGCTCCTGTACTGGATGCTCGCCACTGGGCGACTGGTGACCAAGTCATCTCACGAGCGCGAATTGGCCCTCGCAACCACCCGCGCCGACGAGTGGAAAGCCGCACACGGCCGGTCAGAAGACGCCCGTGCTGTGGCGCTCGAGCAGAACTCGGCCCTTCTCGCCGGTGTACGGATCGCGGACAAGTTCTACAAGGACTTTCTGCCACCGCAACCGGACGAACGCACCATCCCGCGAATCACGGGAGGTCACGATGCGGTGGTTTAGGAAGCGTCCCGCGATCGACACGGAGATGGATCCGGAAGTGCTTGAGGCTCGAGCCGCGCAGGAGCGCGCCCATGCGGCGATCCGGAAAGTTCACTCGCAGGAAGTCGAAGTGATTCAACGCGTCAACTCGCTCGAGGAGCGGCGAAAGCTCAACAACTTCGGGCGCGCGCTCGAGGTGGCCATGGAGGGGCGCCGATGAACCACAGCATTCAACCGTTCTCTCCGCTGGACCTCGTCCCGAACCTGCTCGCGGCGGGGACCTTTCTCGGGGCGATCGCGTTCGTGGCCATCTATGCGACCTTCGCGAATTGGCGTCTCACGGGTCCGGGCCGGGCACTCATGTATTGGGTTGGCTCGTTCGCTCTCCTGGTCCTGATGAACACCATCCACCTCGCCACCGGCAGGTATCCGGGCATCGAGTTCGTGCGCATCTTCATCTACGGGCTCCTGTTCTTCACCATCTGGCAGTTGGTGTGGACCCTGATCCGCACACTGCGGGCGGGGAAGCCGATCACGATTCAAACCTTCATTGACCGTCGAACCAAGGAGAAACAGAAATGACCCCCGTCCTTTTCCAGCCCGACCTGCTCGGCGCTCTCACCTTCCTCATCTCGTTCCTCCTTCCCCTGCTGGTAGGACTCATCACCACGAAAGTCACCTCGGCCGGGGTGAAGGCGGTACTGCTCGCGGCCGCGTCTCTGATCACCTCTGTGGCTACGTCGTGGGCTGCGGCCCTGCAGTCGAATCAGCCATTCGATCTGTGGACTGCACTCCTGACGTTCGGTGGCGTGTTCGTGGTCGCGGTGGCGTCTCACTTCGGTGTGTGGAAGCCGGTTGGTGCGTCGGCCGCAGCTCAGGCTGTTGGCGCCGGCGAGCACGTCGCAGGGCCCGAAGTCTCGACGAAGGATCAGATCCTGGCCGCGCACGCCGCCCTCTCCACGTCGGAGAAGGAAGCGTCCGAGCAGGCCGCCCTGTCCCGTGTCGCCGGCAACGTCTGAGTAGGGGGAAGTCATGGCAGTCACGACGAAGGTCTATGCGTCCCTTGCCGCCACGGTGGGGAACAAGGAGGTCGCGTTCGGTTCGGACACGTTCAAGGTCATGCTGTGCTCGAGCTCGTACACACCGAACCAGGCGACCCACAAGTACAAGTCCGACGTGACCGGGGAGATCACCGGAACCGGTTACACGGCCGGCGGGGTCACTCTCACCGGTGTCACATGGTCCGGGTCTGGCAACGTGTGGTCGTTCGGGTGCTCGAACATCGCCTGGTCTTCCGCGTCGTTCACCGCCCGGTACGCGGTCGTCTACGACGCCACCCCGGCGACGGACGCCACCCGCCCTTTGGTGGCTGTGATCGACTTCGGTGCTGACACGACGGTGACCGCTTCAACGTTCCAGATCAACCCGACCGGTGGGGTTCTCTTCACCGAGACCGCTGCGTAACAACTGAGGGGCCGGCCGTGACGGAGCAGACGTTCGACTTCGAAACCGCAACGGCCGGCACCCAGGTCACCACCGCGTCGACCATCGGGGCAAGCTCGGTCACAACTTCGGGCGGCACAGTCAAGATCGACAACACCTGCATCGGGAACGGGACCCGCAACATCCTGATGACGGTCACCACCGCGAATACGGTGACCATCGCCCGCTTCAACGTGAACGCATCTCTGGTGCAGTCGTTCGGTGGATGGTTCACCACCCCCACAACCCCGACCGCGAACCTCACGATCCACGCACCCCGCTACTCTGGCGGGCCAGTGTTCCGGGTCAACTGGGGGACGAACAACGCCCTCACCACAGGTGACTTCTCCGGTGCGACGGCGAACCCAATCACCATTGCCACCGGCCTCACACCCGGTGCACGGTACTACCTCGCCTACCAGCTGACGATCGCTACGACGACAACCGGGCAGATCGCACTGCAGGTGTACGACTCGACCGGTGCGCTTATCGGGTCTGGGACGTCGTCGAGCTACAACCTCGGCACAACAGCCATGTCTGCCATGGATGTGGGTGTTGTCTCAACGATGCCTGTAGGTCGCTCTGTGGCGTGGGACTACGTGCAGGTCAACGACGGGTCCACCACCCCGTACGCGCCGGCCGGGGGGAGCGTCACGGTGACCGCCCCAACCGGGACGACCATTCGGGGAACGTCAGGCGCGACCGTGAGCGCGGGAGTTGTTCTGGCGGTGCCTGTTGGTACGGCAACCCGTGGCGGCGTCGGCACAGGTGTGATGGCGGGCGTGTCTGTGGTCGCACCCACAGCCACTCTCAACCGGGCCGGTGTGAACCCGTCCCTCGGTGCAGGAGTGCTTCTCTCGGCGCCGAGTGGTGCGGTCACCAACTGGGGTGTTCCGCCTACCGTGTCGGCGGGATCGCAGGCGACCCTAACGCCACCCGTTGCAGCCATCACGAGGGCCGCGGTGGCGCCGAACCTCCTCGCAGGCGTCACCCTTGCCGCCCCTGTGGCGTCCAGAGTGTGGGCGGCGGGCAGCGTATCCGTTCTCGCAGGAGCGACGGTCCAAGCGCCAACAGGTGGTGTCCTGCGTCTCGGCGTGCCACCAGCCATCGTGTCCACCCCGGCACGCGACATCACCGTCTACGTTTCGGGGCCGACCCGGCACCAGTTCAAGGATGCGTCCCCGCTACCGAATCCGCTGCGCGTGTCAGGAGGCACCCGATGACCTATCTCCCCAGGGACGGGAAAGAGTACTTCCGGTGGACGTTCACTGGTCTCCCGGATGATCACGGCGCCGTGGAAGTTCAGATCGGTGGTCAGTGGCGTGCCCTCACCATGGACGGACCGGTCGGTCGTCTCTTGGTCGCTGGCCCGGACGCTGACCCGACTGGCGCCGTCGTCGTCTCCGAGGACACGGATGTGAAAGTCCGGGTCACCGACAGTCCCGAGGTTGTGGTTCGCGGTGGTGGGTGGATCCGCCTCACGTCCTAACGCTCTGGCCCACCCTCGATCGTTCCCGTACCGTGTGGTTCGGGTTCGATCACCCAGCACCCCCAGTTCAGGTTTCGGCCTGTGCTGGGGGTGCTTTCTGGGTTTAGGGCGCTTTAGGCCTATCTAGTAGTCCCGCGGTGGTTGTCCGTCTCGTGCCCGCAGGTAGGCGACGACGCCAGCGGCTGCACCGTCCGCGTAGGTCCCGTCCGGGTTGTCAGGGAGGGTAACGGTGATCACGCCGAGGTTGGCGTCCATGATGTTGATGTTGATGAGGTCGGTTGGTTCGTCATTTTGGGTCATCAGGGCACCTGCGCTTATTTGGGTTCGACGAACGCTTCGCACGCGCAGACGCCCGACTTGCGGCGGCGATCCCATCGCTCACACTCGTGGCTCTCCTCACGATGCGCAGGCGGTGGGCCCGGCACGATGATTACTCGGCGATGCCAGTGCCGCTCGTGATTGCACCCGACACACTTCGTGGCGGTGCTCGGAATGCCCAAGAACGCAGCGATGTCATCTGAGTCGAAGATGACAGTGCTACCACGGCGCTTCATCGCTGCTCTCCCGTCTCAGGGTCCGCCGATTCGAGGAAGTGCCATTCGATGTAGTCCTCGCACCAGAGCGTGGAGATCTCGCCCGTGCGTGCCGCGTTCGGTGGAATGGAGTAGCCGTCGGCATCCTCCTCCGCATCGTCGCCGGTGTACGAGCAGTACTCCGTCACGTCGAACCACGTCGCGATCCAGCAACGCTCGTGATGAACCTCGGGACCGTCCCAGGAGTCCTCACCATCGCGGTAGGTGCGGCACTTCGCATCCGCCCCCGCGCTGCATTCGAACACGACCTTGGGGCCGTCGGCGTGCTCGATCACGGTCACCGTGTGGGTCATGATTCGCTCCTTGTCTCAGAATTCGCCGATTTGCGGATCGGCGAGGTGGTCCGTTAGATCGATCTCAGCGTTGGTGTGCAACCATCCGCCGAACATGTTGAGGTGGATGGTTGGTTCACCGCACTTCTTGCACGACGACCGGCACGGCCGGTCCTGCATGCTTTGGGATACCTCTGGGCTGTCGGCAGGGTTCCGCTTCTCGCTCGGTATCTTTCGTCGTGTCGCGTCACACGCCGGGCATTCACCCACGGGCTTCAGGGTTCGCGTGACGTGGTTGTGATGAAGACGCGCATCCAGCCGTTCGATATCAATCACCACTGTTCTCCTGCCTTGACGGTCGGATCATGCCGAGAACCCCCGACATGTCGAATCGGTGTCTTTACACCAGCATAGCGAGAACGTACGATGGTGTAAAGACACCAGGGCGCCTACTTGAAAAGAACTCGAAAGGAACGCGATGGACATTAGTGACGGCCGACCCGGCTACGAGACACACTTCAACACCATCCATTTGAAGAAACACATGGACGAGGCGCACCGGCTCGCTCGAGAACAGGCGGCCGAGATCATGGCGCGCATCACCTACGAGCCGGTAAAGACACCCGATACTGTGGGTACCGTGCCCAACAAGCCCAAAACACCGGTAAGCAACTTCCGCATCCCCGAGGACGTGAAGGAAGCGGCCACCGCGAAGGCTAAGGCTGAGGGCAAAACACTCACCGACGTTGTTGTCGAAGCACTCCGCCGCTACATCAAGGCCAAGCCGCGTGGCTGAGTTCATCCCCGACCCGATCGACCCGGAACAGGCGATCACCGACACCGGAAAACTTGCAGCCCAGATCTATATCGCACCAGCTGGCACGAACCCCTACGCACCAAAACTGACGGACGAATGGGTCCACATCGGATGGACCGAACCACTCGAACGTCCGTAGCTTGGCCAATCGGGTAAAGCGGACTTGGACCGTCACCCCGAACATGCAAGCGAAACGCGATTCACTTGCATCGGGGTGGATCATCATGGTGATCATCCTGATGATGAGCCCTGACGGTGTTCCCGCCAGAACTTCACGAGCTCGCCGGCGGGTGGTTTCGCTGCAGCCATCACACTGTTGTCCGCCCTTCGCGCAGCCATGTGATGCCGCCACTCCTCGAACGCGATCCGGTAATCCCACCCCAACTGACACGCCTTGTCGAATGACCGCACCCATCCGATCAGCTCCCGGGCCTCGCTCGTGGGCGCAAAAGTGACGACCCGGAACCATTCCTCTGGCCGGTTCGGGTCACCCTTCAGGAACCGCCTCACGACCGCGTACGGCACCTGAGACTCCGACACCCGCAACAACCACTCAGTCGGGCGCGCATACGAAGAAGGGGACCAGTCGGCTGTCATATGCACCTCCGCTCGCGGATTTCGGACCTCTTCGCTAGAACCTTTGTTCTATTAGCGTGTCGATTCACATTCGTAGATATGTTCGAATTGTGCCCGAGAGCCGGGTGCAGTTGCAACGAAAGGAGGTGCGGATGGTCAACGGACCCTGGGGTGGTTACTCCAACGGCAGGATCCCCACTGAGGTGCTGACGCGCATCCAGTACCAGGGCGTGAACTACTGGGTGTGGTCGACGAACCCTGCAGATGGAGCGCTCGACGGCGTCTACCTGGAGCCCAGCTGCGCCGTAGCGCTGCTAGCCATGCTGAAGCTTTATCACGACCAGACGGGCGATTATCTGCCGGTCAACGAGGGCTACCGCACGTACGACGGGCAGGTCTATTGGAAGAAGCAGGACTCGCGCAACGCGACACCGGGCCAATCGAATCACGGTTGGGCCAAGGCTGTCGACATGGGCGACACGCTGACGCTCGCTCAGTACAACTGGATCCACGCGAACGGGCCGGCCTTCGGCTTCACCCCGCTCGGAGGGGCATTCGGTCAGTACGACTACATCCATTACGACTACAGCGGCACCTACAACCCGCCGACGCCGCCGGCAGAAGAGGAAGAAGACATGTCCTACAGCATCGTTCCCAGCAGCGACGGCAACATTTACGTCTGCTCGCTGGTCACGGGGATCAATGCACGAGTCGGTTCCCCATACCACGTGGGTCTGCTGCAGCGGTACAAGAAGAACAACTCGAACGACAACATGCTGGCCGCTGAGATCAGCATCGTTCAGGGCTACCTCACTGCCATCCGGCCGTAAGCTCCAGGCGCCACCCCGGCCCCGTCCCTGCTGACCGTAACAGCAGGGACGGGGCTTCCTGCATGTTAGGCCGCTCAAGACACTCGCGAATGGCAGGCAGGCGTCGACATCGGTCAACTGGCCCGGGATGACGGGGAACCTCGCTTCATGGAGGTCGTGGCGGTCGCCCTCCTTTTGGGGTGCTCGCCGGCGCAGTTCTTCAACTCGGAGGCGTCGGATACACCTTCGGGTACACCGCGTGTTTCCGGGGCGGAATGACAAATCCCCTACCTCGTAGACGAGAGTAGGGGAGTAGTCTTGTGGCTCCGACCGGCATCGATCCGGTGACCTTTCGATTTTCAGT